ATGGCGACAATCTACTACTCCCTCTCGGCTAAGGAAAATTCATGCGGTTTACACGAGGTGTTGATCCGGTTTACTCATGGACGTTTCAACCAACGTGCCAAGACCGGCATATATGTTCTGCCTGAATATTGGAATGAGAAGACGCAATCAATCTTGATTCCCCGCTATAGGATGATGTCGCCAGCCCGGCAGGATATTGTCGAACGAGCAAATGAGGCCCATGCTAAATTATCGGCATTAACCTCTTTTGTCATGCAGTCTTTTATCGATGCGGGGTCGGGGAAGATGGGGTTGCCTGTGAGTTGGCTCCGTAATGTTATTACACCCTACTCGGTGGGTATGTCTCAGGATAAGGATATATGGGCTTATTTCGAAAGCTATATCTCGAAAAAGAACTTTTCCGAGCGTCGCATAATGGCATTTAACGTGCTCATACGAGTACTCAAGCGTTACGAATTATATAAGAGGATTTCAGATCGAAATTTCACACTCTCCCTCTTGACGTTCACTCCTGAAATGCTGGATGACTTTGAGGACTTTTATCGCAGAGAATACGAGATATGCGAGGATTATCCCCATATATATACGTTGGTTCCGGATTCAAGAATGCCGCAGCAGCGCGGGCATAATACTGTTGTCAGCAAAATGATCTTGTTGCGCGCCTTTTTAAATTGGGCCGCAAATAATGATCTTATCCCCTCCAATCCCTTCCGTAAGAAAGAGATAAAGCAGGCTGTCTATGGAACGCCTATTTATATTACAATTGCCGAACGGAACAAGCTGTATAATACAAATCTATCCCGTCATCATAAGCTGGCTGTCCAGCGAGATATATTTATATTCCAGTGCTTGATTGGATGTAGGGTAGGGGATTTGCTTGGACTGAAGCGCAATAATGTAGTAAAGGGCGCTGTGGAATATATTCCGCGTAAAACCAAAGAAGGGCATCCGGTAACGGTGCGTGTACCTCTGAACAATATTGCTCAGGATATCATAAAAAAATATGAATCATCCGAGCATGAGATGTTGTTGCCGTTCATTTCAGAGCAGAAATACAATGAAGCGATTAAAAAATGCTTTCTTGCCGCGGGCCTTAAACGGATGGTAAATGTACTCAACCCCATCACTCGTGAACCCGAACAGAAGCCGCTTTATCAAGTAGCCTCCTCTCATATGGCTCGCCGAACTTTCATCGGCAACCTGTATAAGAAAGTAAAGGACCCGAACCTTGTAGGGTCCCTATCTGGGCATACTGAAGGCAGTAAGGCATTTGCCCGCTATAGGGACATAGACGAAGAGATGAAGACCGATCTTGTAAAACTTCTTGAATAGTTAAATCGTATCCATCAACTTGCATATGACTGCGGCGAATAAGGGCGCCGAACATTCGCTTACTTCAAGCATCGCCAGCCAGTATTTCATGTTGTCATCTTCCATGTTTATCACATTTGCAGCAGGTGAATCGGTGTATATCCGACCATAGAGCGGTATTTATGTCGCCGGTCAGATATGCAACCTCTTCGCCGGCCATATCCATACTATGTGTCGAAGCAATATCATCGACCAGATGTCTCAGTTCGTGTTCAAAAGAGTTCAGGAACTCGGCTGGCGATGACGCCAGTCCCACGATCATCACCGTGCGCCTGAGCTTTTTGTTGGAATAGGTGAATCCGGTGTCCATATCGCACTTCAGCAGATTGTTGCGGATATGATCCATTAATTCAGTTGGACATTGTATGTCGTTAAGGGACTTGATTATAGAATCTGTATGATAGCATGTGACGGCGAAATACACCCTCACATTCCAGTCATAGGCATCTATATTCAAATCCCTTATTTTCATTGCTCACCTTTCCGTTCTCCGTATTTGCGCCAGTTGCGCGCCAGTTGTCTCCGTTGCTTGCGGTTGAAGCGTTTGTTGTCCAGCACGTCGTTTACGGCTGTCGCCAACTCCTGATACTTGTCGCCCGGAAGGTTACGGACGAGCGCTGCGATATTTTTCATCGATTTCACCTTTTTCGTTTGTGAATTCGCTTAGCTGCGGCATATCTTCCATGACTTACATCATTTCTTCCCAAGGTATGGGAGTTCCGGAACCAATAGTGTCGGCGTAGTAGCGAGTGAAAGGCATACCGTCGTATGCGTCTTCATCGTCGATGAAGTCTTTGATGAACATGGCGAGGTACTGCTGATTGGGGATCGACGATCCGAAATAATCAGAAATTGCCATGTTGCATACGTATACGCAGTCGTATCCCTTGTCTTTCTTGAGTTCGATGCCGTACTGCTTCAACAGCGCATCGACCTTCTCTTTGGTGTAGGGTTCGATCTTCTTGCCGTTTCGATCCCGCATATGGGATACGGCGAATTCGCACATCTTCTTTGAAAAGTGCCATCCGTAATTTGCGAGATACTCCCGGAATCCTGCCGGAAAGTTATCATATGTATCTAATCTGTTCATATCAGTCTGAATTAAAAAGGAGGGAGCCTGCGGCCCCCTCCCGCCGGTTTAACGCCTGCGATAACGCGAGTATCGACCCGTACCCTTGACGCCACGGCGCTCGCCGTATCCGTCACCGTCGTAGCCATCCATGTCCCCGCCATAGTCCCGGCGTTCGCCGTAACCTCCGCGCTCACCGTAGCCCCCGCGGCCTTCACGCCGGCCTTCCTCGAAGCCTTCCTCGTAAGCGCGCTGAAGCTCCCGCTCCATCTCCTCTTCGTGGCCGTCATATCCGCCTCGGCCTTCACCTATGATTCTCCAACCCATAGTTACTTAGTTTTTGCAGGTGCTTCAGTCTTGACAAGGCTCCTCAGTTCTTCCGCCGTCGGTATTTTGCTTATGCGCTCGTTCATATCAGCTATCATCCTGCGTAATTCCCGATTTTCGGACTCAAGTTCTTTCGTGCGCGCAGCTTCGGGGTCGAGCTGCATCAGGATCGAGTCGTAAATCTCCAGATTGGCTTTGTGCTTTTCGTAGGATTCTACGATGTCTCGGCTCATCTGCTGCGCCTCCATAATTGTAGGCTTCAGCCCGTCGCGTGTTGTCGCTACGGTGAGTCCGTCTTTCGAAACGATGTCCGCCAGCATGGGGACGCCCCACGGCTCGTTGCCCTCTATCGAGATATTGATGAACTGCTGCATCGGCGAGAACTGCCCCGGTTTCTGGGGCGGAATGTACGGGGCCGACACATCTTTTACATTCGCTGTATAAAACTTTGGCTGCTCGCGATTGTCGAAGACGTAGACTAAGGAGCCTTTTTTCAAGTTCTGAAACATCTTGGTTAATGATTTGTGAAAGTCAGGGGAGAAGGAATGCTCCTCCCCGTCCTTTCGGTTTTACTTTGATTTTGCCGCCGTCGGCGCTGTGTCGCTGTCTGCTTGCGCGGTACCTGCCGTAGACTTCACACCCAGCAACCGGAATGTTCCGGCGCATTTGTTGAAATACACGAGGTGCTCGGTGTAGGCGCTTGCTTCGCCGCCTGCCGTCGGATTCGTGATGTCGCTGCCGATGGTCTGCGTTCCCTTGTTATCCACAACCGGCACTTTCGTGGTCCCGATAATGGTGTTGGGGGAAATTACCGTACTCCTTGCCGGCCCAGAGGTCGGGACAACAACATTCACGGCATAAGCACTCTCCTCCGTTGTGACCGGATGGCGAACCTTCCATAGAAGGATGCCCTCTTCGGGCAAGGCCCTCCATGCGCAGGGATTGAAACCGTAGTCTACGGTTTCGGTCTCCCCCGAAGCCTTTCCGGTCGTGGTGAGCGTGAATATGCCTCCGATGTCTAGACGGGGCACGAACGTCCCTCGCGGTACAACGACTCTTATGTCAGCTTGGAAAGGATACATACTTGCCTCCTTTCTTGCTAAAATAAGGCGTTTGCACACGCAGGAGCCGCCGCCACGGCAACCGTGGGCGTATTGCAGCAGTTAGGATTCTGCACGATGTATGCAGGAACCGGGCAGGGCGGACGCAGCTGGCTGACGATGTTGGCCGTCTGGGCCTGTTGCGAAGCTGCCAGTGCGAGGTTGCTGTTCTCCTGCCGCAGCGTGTCGATCTTGTTCTGCATCTCACGCATTTCGAGCTGGCAGAAGCGGTCGTTGATGATCTGCGTCTGCGCGTCGATCTTAGCGCCGAGGATGTTGAACTGCGTGCTTGCCGATGACTGGAGTACGTTGGTTTGGTTGATCGTTGCGAGCTGATTTTCGTAGCCCATCTTCACGATGTCCTGACGGACGTTGCAGCAGCATTCGGCGATCTGATTGCCGATCTGACAACCCATCGACTGCACGGCATTGATGATTTGCTGGCTCGACATCCCCAGCGTGCTCTGGATGTTGCACAGCGTAGACTGAATCTGCTGCGTCGAGCAGTTGAGCGACGATGCCAGCTGAGTGATCGCCGTGCCGTTTCCTTGAATTGCGTTCATGAGAAGTTCACGTCCGGCGTCACCGTTGAGCTGCGCAGGCAGACCGTTCGCGCCGTTGCCTCCGAATCCGAAGCCGTTACCGCCCCAGCAGAAGAAGAGCAGGATGATCCAGATCCACCAGCACCCGTCGCCGCCCCACGAACCGCGGTTGTTGTTACCGTTCATGAGTGCCGCTACGAGGTTGGGGTCCATGCCCTTGTTGCTCATCATGGACGAGACGAGAGCTGCGATGTCAAGGCCGCCACCCGTGCCGCCTCCATCGAAAATATAAGTTTTATCCGAACCCATTTTAAAAGATTATTGAATGATTGCCGCCCCCGTTAAGGCCGGGCGTTCACCTGTTGCAACAATGCAAAGGTGGCCGAAGGCGGCAGGCATATCAATTAGATGGGACGGAGATTGTAGGCAGTCTTTTCGCAATTAGTTCGCACTGAATTTCGAATATGGGATGACTGTACCGCTTCCGCTCGTCGAATTTCGAAATCATCTTTTCGACGGCTCGACGAGAGAAGCGCATCATGCGCGCTATGTCTGCAATATACATCCCTTTCTCATGGCAGAAGTGTACCAGCATATATCGGGCATCAACCACATCTTGATATTTATCCTTCGAAAGGATTTGTTCTTTGGTTATTTCGGTCTCAAATGCAACGCATTCGAGTATTTCTGCAAAAAGCTCTGATTTACGCATACGTTTCCCCGATAATTATTGTATATTTGTTATACCCCTGTATAAAAAGTTCCACCCCAACGAAGGAATAGTCCTCGGCATTGGGGTGGAAACACTTATGTATACAGGGGTGTATGCTATAATGTCGGGGACTTTTTTATGCCCGTCCCTCAAGGCTCTACATCATACGAACCGGCGCGCCATCGTCAATATATTTTTACGGAATACGAATACAACGACGCCAAGGAGGACCCAAAAGCCGCGCATCTTTGTCTGCTGCCACCATGTCAGTCGGCGTTCCACCTCGACAATTTTTGTATCGGTCCTGTCTTTATAGACAATGCTGTCCCGATAAATCACTTCTTTTTCAAACGGTACCGGAATATCCTGCGGCTTATTCTCCAGCGAGTGGCCCAGCGAACCGTCGTTGTTTATCCATGCGTCCGAAACAGCTAAGGGTGTCTCCAGATGACTCGAAGTATCTCTGACTACTTGGCGCTTGCTGTATGGAGGTATCTGAAATCGAAGCGTATCCTTGATGTATATTTTATGGATGCGTGTTTCGATGCTGATGCTATCCTTTGTGTTTGTTACTAAATGCTTGCATGGACAGCATCCTGCCAGTATACAAGCGAATGTTACGATAACACACTTCATGGCTTGTGTTGTTGAAATAGTTCCCAACCTTTATTGACATCGTCTATAACAGCAGCGACTCCATTTTCTACGCGCGACATTGCGGCTACCACCGGGACCATGATATCCTTATTGGTTGTTGTAATCTTTACGTCGGGCCAGACTCCTGAAGAGTCTGATACGGCTTTAATGTAGTTATCCGTATGATTCTCAATGGGCGGTGCGTAGCGATCTATCATATCACGCAGCGTATTGCATCCGTGCTTCAGCTGGTAGGTGTGGAGTAATACGAACATGGCGCGGTACCCCCATGCCATTGTCTTGAATTGTTTGAAGGCACTATCCGTGGATGGAATTTCCCCCAAATATTTGATTTTGGACAGTCTGATATTACCGGGATTGTTATTGCGTAATCCTCTGCTCATTGCTTTGTATTTTTATGGTTTCGATAATTCTCCAGATATGGGAGGTTTTTAATAACCTCGAAAGACAGGACATAATACAGGAAGTCGAACAACTTGCTCTTCGGGAAAATCCGCGTCAGGTTCTTCAGTGTATTGACTCCGTAAAAGTAAATAAGAGCGTATACGATGATTGATATTGCTGACATAGCCCCTTCGTGGTTGTCGATCTTATCTCCGATAATCAGTACAAAGGCGATGAGACCGGATATAACCATACCTTCTAAAATGCAGTTGAAAGCTTTTTTGAAGGCGAATCCTTCATGCTGCTTAAATACGCCCGCCGATACTCCGGCCACGAAATTAATGGCAAATACCAGCATGCAGGCGATGAGTATGTCGTGTATCGGGGCGATTGTGCCGAATATCGAGGCGAAGATACAACCAAAGAGTTCCCGAAATTTGTCCATGATAAAATAGCCTTATTCTCCGTTTTTAAGTCTCTGTTCTTCTTCCGCGGCCAGCTCTTCGGCCCGCTTGGCTTTAAGCCGGGCAAGCGTCTGTTCGTTCTTGTTGTATTCCGCGTTGGCGGCTTCGTACTGCGCATAGTCTTCCGGGTAGGTATGCTCGAAAGAGATACCTTTCTTGAAACATTTGATCGCCCGGTCGTCGGACTGGGTCATGATCGCCCGCAGCTCCAGCTGGCGCGATTCGAGGATGTTGATTTGCTGTTGTGTTTCCATGATTCTAAATTTCCGATACGGGGCGGACATGCGCCTTAACTGCTTTGTACTGCGAACCTATATAACCCGACAAACCTTCGTATACGAAAGATGAATTAGTGTTATACTCGCATGAGGTTTTAATAGAATACCCACCTCCATAGCAGGTTGCTTTACCGAGCTGGGTTAGTGAGAGGTTAACAGGGTCTTTTGCGACATCCGCAGCTGTCAGCGCTCTATCGCGCATTAGCAGGTACATTTCTTCGACCGATGGCATCCACCATGCCCCAGCCTCCAGTCCGGTAGTTGCGCCCTCGACCGTGACGCTGTAGTCGAGAGCGGCCGCAGCAGCGGGATAACAGGGAACGCTTTCGCCGTGAATGTTAACGAACCGTAGCCCGCCGATCTTCGCAGTATTCATCCTGCCGTCGCGCAGCATTGTACCATAGGCCGATGGATATTCGGCCAAGTGCTCCCCGAACAAGTAATCTCGGTATGTCGCATAGGCGGCGACCAATTCCGGATTGGCTTCTTCCGTAAAGACACTTTCCCGGATAATTATCGAACTGCCCGGAACGATGTTTGTCACGTCGCGGCCATTTATAGAGTAATATTGCAGGAATCTTTCGGGATTGCAGCCCGCAAACGATACATTGACACCGTTTTTGCATCGTATATAATCGTTGGTTCCCTCTATTAGTACCCCTGTCAACGTTGTTTGGTAGTCCACGTCTTCCGGCGGCCTTGTGATTTGGCAACCGCTTACGACGCCAATAGTCGAAAAGACGGGCGACCACGTATTCGAAGACATGATGATACGCGAATTTGCCTCGTCAACACTCGACGCCCAGCCGTAATCCTTGATTTGCCCGGTCACGAATGAGTTGATTTGAGCATGAATATCCGAAAGTTTCGCACCCGCGCCCCATGTCAAAGGCAAATCGACTTTATAAATTCCGGTTCCAAATGTAAGAACGGCGGTTCCGCCCGCTGCAAGATCGAAACCCCACAAGGCTACTTCGTAGGGGGCCGCCCATTGAATACTCGTCGATCCGTCGAAGATCGCATTTTCCAGCGACACGATCCGCACCTTATCGCCGTGTCGGCCGTACACCACGCCCGCGGGAACCAATTCGGCGGGCATCTTATCTGCAACGAGCGTAGCGCCTTTGATGAATTTCAACACTCCCTCCGTCTTGTCGAACACGACAAGGTCCCCGACACCGGCGGCGGATTTCGGGACCACAGCATTCACACCGTCGTAAAGCAGCACGCCGTCGTTCTCGATGTAGGATTCCGACGAGAGGGTTCTAAGCCGCGCAGTGTCCGATTCGTAGGCGGCCTTATCCGCATATTTGTTTATTTGTGACATAATCAGCTATGGTTTTTCATATCTCCGATACCGGGCGTACAATGCAGGATGATGGTTTCGGCTGGTTGTCGATCGCCCAGCTTGTATTTCCGTATTTGTTGACTTTATAATAATAGAGATTGCTCCGCTCGGAGGACGAGGACATGTAATCCGCCTTGGCGATCACTTTCCCCGACACGGACAATGTCCGATTGACCGGATCGTAAGGCTGTGCGAATAAGAGACCTTTGGCCATCAGCCACAGCTCCTCGGCCGACGGCAGCCACCATGCACCCGCTTCCAGCCCGGTAGTCATCCCCGCGACCTGCATCCCATAGGCGGCAGCTGCGGCGGCCGCCGGATAACACGGAACAGTCTTGCCGTAGAAGTCGGTTCGCGTTTTCCGGGCGAGAATGGCCGTATTGCTTTTGCCTTCCTGCAGGAACGCCCCGTAAGCCGACGGATATTGGGCCAAGTGCTCCCCAAACAGATAGTCCCGGTAGGTCGGATAGGCCGCAACCAATGCCGGGTTATCGGCCTCGGTGAAAACGCTTTCCCGGATGATCGTCGAGCTGCCCGGCAGGATATTGGTCCCTGTCGTGCCGTTCTCTCTGTAGTACTCCAGAAACACTTCGTTGTCGCATCCGGCCAGTTGTGAGTCTGCGCCATTTCTGCGGCGTATAGGAGCTAGTGTATTGGGCTGAATAAAGACGGTTGTACTTTGGTAATCGACATCTTCCGCATGCTTGGTTAGCGTGCAGCCTGCGGCGGATATTTTTTTATGCCCTTCAATACTGGACCACGCATTACACTCCATGACAATAGCATTCAGTTCATCCGAAGCCGTGGCTTTCCATGAATAATTATTCATAATATCGGGGGTCGCATTGATCTGCGCTGCGATACTTGCGAGAGTTGCTCCGGCGGGATAGGTAAACTCGAAATCCGAGATATAGATATGTAGCGTAAAACTGCCGCCCGAAGAGAGATCGAAGCCCGAAAGCTTCACTTCATACGCCACTGCCCACTTGTAAAAATCCAGATGGCGCAGGGCAACGATGCGCACCTTGTCGCCCCGGCGGCCGTAGGCCACGGCCATCGGAACGAGTTCCGGCGGCAGCTGGTCGTAAAGCAGTGTCGCACCCTTGACGAACTTCAGCGTACTGTCCGTCTTGTCGAAGACCGCCAGATCGCCGGCATCCGCGGCATCCCGGCCGACAACGACATTCACCCCGTCGTAGATCAGTTCGCCGTCGTCTTCGACGTATGATACCGCCGACTGGGTTTTCAATCGGGAGTTATCCGCTTCATAAGCGGCTCTGTTCGCGTATTTGTTTACCTGAGACATAACGATTCGTTTTTAGTTGTTTTTCCAGTCCGAAACGGCGTTATTTCCCACAGAGTGGTAGACCGCATTGTTCTTGGTGTCGATGTAGAACTGTCCGGCCCGGTCGGGGGCCTTCGACGGAGCGCCCTCGCCCGTAACGACGATGTTGTTGCCGTCCCAGACGCCCAATTTCTTAACCTGCAGTTCCGGGATCAGGACATCGCCCGAAAGCATCCTTACAAGCAGCGATTCGAGCTGCGCGACGCGCTCCTCCAGCGTGCAGTCCGAATGAGCTACTACCTCAAATGAGGTTTTTCTCAACTCTGGATCAATTTCTTTGGCAGTAACGAACTCGGAGTCATTCTCCAGTTCGGATACTTTCGTAGGAATCTCCGTGCGGTTGGCTTTCCCTTCAATTACTTCCTGCAAGTCCAGCGTAAGTTTATCCCACGATACGGTATTATTGAGGAGCGTAGCCCGAATCTCGGAACCCTCTACAGCAATCTGTATTTCCGGACCAATGGACCCGACGTATACTTTCACGAAGTCCGAAACGGGGATCGACGAAATAGATCCATCGGCATTTATGAACTCAATGGCTCTTGTTTCTTCGTTATACTCAAGTCCCATCTGCTCAATGGGAAGGTCAACGATCAATTTAGCGCCCGCAATCGTTGTGAAGGTAAGCTCGTAGGTTTCGCTGTTGAACTCCGGAAGACCGACGCAGGTGTTCAGAATATCCCTGATATCGGGATGGGCGGTAGGCGAGGTGTTATGCTGCTCTATCTGCCCGCTGACATCTGGTGTGGGGATGGCGTCAATGGCATCATCCGTGTATTTTTGTGCTGATTGAAGAGTAGTCGCGTCGCCGTCGGATATTGCCTTTTCCGCGTCTTGCCCGAACTCAAGAAGTATTGTTATAATCCCTGATATTGTCTCTTCTATGCGTTCATCGGTGTGGTGGTTGGCATCGGAAAGTGTTTTTTCAGCTGCGTCGGCTACTTCCTCTTTCGACGCCTTTTCAGATAATTGCACTCGTATTTCCGTGTCGTCGTAATTCGAAAGTCCGTCCAGCTTCTCCTTATCGTCGTCCGTATAGTCGTTTGAGGACAGCCCCTTCCCTTCTTCTTTGTCTACCTTGCCGGCAAGGGCTTCATTAATATCCCCGATCTTATCTACGGCTTCATTGGCAGCTTTTGCGGCTTCATTGGCGGCATCGGCGGCATCTATGGGAGCATTTGCATACTCTTCCTCGGATATTTCTGCATCGGGATTGTGCTTCTTGTAAAGGTCATAGGCACTTGGTCCGGGGAGGCCTACGATCAAGTCCGAAGAATCCAGATTGACAGTTTCCGTGGTCAGATTGTTGTCGTTGCCGCCCTCCATACATGTAGTAGGCACCAACTCAAACGCATCGCAATAATCGACGGCTGTTTGTCCGCTCTTATCTTTATTTTCCCACATGGTAAGCCGGTATGCTCCCAGCTGCTTTTGCATATTGCCTGAAATAGTGAATACGGCAATGTTCCCCTGAGGCTCGAAATGCAAAGGGGTTTCCATGCAGGAGGGAAGATGAAGGACCAAATGCAGATCGCGGCCTTCAAGTGTGACTTGCTCACCATTGGTCAGTATCGGCCAACGGATTTCAATATCTTTGCCTATGCGAATGCGTTTCACGTGTTGTCTTTTTTATTTATTATCCGTCGGAGATATTACGTCCTCGATTTTCATGTCGAGTTTGCTTAGGATCGCATCAATGAGCGGTACGGACCCTAATTTTGCGACGAGGCGTCCTAATTCATGGGCTTCTGCATCGGTAAGTTCTATTTCACCTTCCGATTCATATATTTTATGGGCGAGGACATGCCCTGTAAACCCATACGAATTTGCATAGACGAGATTTGTGATTTGCTCGTGTACATCGTGGACAGTGCATATCTTCTTTTGCATATCTGCAAAAATCTCAAGCCGTTTTAAGTTAATCTTCCTCATGTCGATTGTATTATTACCACGAAATCCAGAAATTATTTTGTTTGTTGTATAAGTAGCGTCGCGCCGCTCTGTCCTGCCATGAAAATATAGTCCCCCATGCATTGGAATTTACATCCGCAATCTGCTTCCCATTGCCGTTGATTGTTACATAACCTTTCGTTCCGCCTTTCCGAACAATATAAAATTGATTGTCTTGTGGATTCGCGGGTAGGATGAGTTGCACGTCTCCATTGTCGATATTTGCATAAATGACCGTATCCATGTCCCGTAATGTCGTGTCGCCAGCTGTTACAACACGTGAATAAGGTCTGAAACCACACGTCGTACCTTTCGCTATGAAGAGAGCGTGGTTTCCGCAGGAAAATGCTTCGTGAAAATTACTATATAACCCTTCTACAGATATTTTGAGTCCTATGTTGTGGTTGGATGAATTGATATTCTCTTTCATATTAATGATCGCGGCTACCGGTCTCGGATCAGAAGTGCTGGCATTCGTAGAGATGAAATCGATAAACCTGTATCTGGCATCGCTTGATTCACCATACTGAATATAGTCCCTGTTGGCAGAAATAAAATGCTTAGAACTCCCTACAACCGACTGTAGCCAGTAATCATTGTCTATAGTGAAGTTACCGATCTTACCGCCTGTCGCTTCTATTGTACCCGTTATATTCGCCTTCGTTGCTGTAAACGAACCGTCCTTAGCGACTCGGAAAGGCGCGTTGTCCGGTGTGTTGCTACCGACAAACAGAGGGATATCGCCGCCTACGAGTCCTGCGATGATGGTATTTTCGGAAATATCCGTTTTGGAGTTGTGGACTACGAACTCCATACCTTGCAGGAAGTTGATAACGGCGTTCTCGGCAAACAGTAGAGGCGTATATATGGGCACCATGTCGTTGAGCTGTTGCCAATATGTCGATGTGGTTCCCCCGGATGGTTTATTGGAGTTCGATGAAGTATGAGTCTGACGGCATTGGAATTTCAGTTGTCGATTATTCTCATATACAGTCACTATGTCTATGTAGCGCAGGCTGTCTGATTCTAAATCAGCGTCGTTGCGATATTCTACACCCGAAACCCATTCCGTTAGGCGGATAATGCAACCCTGATATCCGGGGTCTCCTTTGTCCCCCGGCTTGCCTTGTTCTCCGCTTATGCGTACCGGGTCGGACCACGGTTCCACAAGCTCGTCATTTGCATCTATTTGCGCTTTGGTCATCCATAGATATTCCCCGGACGAAAGCGCCGGAGGATTGTCATACCAGCCGTCCGGCTCTCTTACGTTTGACTCAATATCTGGGCCTATGCTATCGTCACTGCTCGATGCGTATTTAAAGTCGATATATGGTCCGAGCTGGCCATCTTCGCCTGTAACTTTAATCGGATCAGACCATGTCAGGGCGCTTGCCTGTCCCGTGCTCCCGTTTATTGTAGCTTTCGACATCCACCAAATGCCGTCTCCGGAAGGAGCGTCTTCCCAACCATCAGGAATTGGCTTTGTAGAAATAGGGGCGCCGGGTTTATCAATGCTCTTCTTGAATACATATGATGTCCAATCACCCGGCCTTCCGTCGGTTCCGTCGAAAGAGTATTTGGCCCACAATGCAGGTGTAGAGAAAGCGCTCCACTCTCCATTTACCTTGATGCGCTTGGACACCCATTCGTATTGGTAAATGTCGTCTACGCCCATAGGATCATCCGTCCACGGCGCAGGCGGGTTGTCGTATTCTGCGACGCGGGGAACATCCGGGATATCGCTGGGATCGTCGGTTTTGGTACGGGTGAAAATGTACTCTACGCCTTCACCATCTATGCCGTCTTCTCCGTTGAAGGAGTATTTTGCCCATAGTGAGGGCGTTGAGAAATCACCCCAGTGCCCGTTGACTTTCGAGCGCTTGCAAGTCCATTCGAAAGGATGAGTATTGTCCGGCCCTTCGGCATCGTCAGTCCAGCCATCTGGCAAATAGTCGTCTTCATCTTGAGATGCCGGCGTAGCGGGTGCTGTTTCCGAAGTCGTGCGGGTAAATATCCATTCATAGTCTGTTCCGTCCACGCCCGGCCTTCCGTCGGTTCCGGGTCGGCCGTCGGCACCGCTTATTCGCGCCGGATCAGACCACGATTGAACAACGCCATCAATCACCGATCCGAAAGACACCCACAACGGAATAGTCTTGGACGTATTATACGCAATACGAAATAAGCCGTAGTCGCCATTGGCATCACCGGACGAGTCTTTCGAATATACTACATTAACGAAATGACGTCCTGCGCTTGGTGCTGTGACGACGACGGTAGTAGATACGCCGTTCCCTGATACTTCAGCTTCGTAGGTGTCGGAGTCTGCCGTATTGACATTCTGAACATTTATTTTCCCGACCGCTAATTTGTCATACCCTTCCTCTGAATAAGCGGTTATGTCCAATACCAATGTCGCACCAGCGCTGAGAGCATCGAATTGTATTTTGCACGACACCGTCGAATTATTACCTTTTCCAGCAAGTTTATAGAACACACCATCTTGGGTAACATCCCCTTCATTATCCGCATCAATTATAATGTTGGTTACGTCGGTAGATGCACCTGAATCGCCGCCTTCGGGATATTCGAGACTCCACCCGTCAGGAGGAACAGTGCTGCCGGTCGGAAGTGCCGGTTTTTCATTTTGCTGCTTGTAAACAGGAACTACAGAAGACAGTGGGACCTGCATAAGAAGGACCCACGCTTCCGATGATGTAGATGGCTCTGATTTTGTCCCATCGACAAGACAGCGCCACTTGGCGTTATTGTGATATACCTCGTCGTTTTTATTGTATGTCTCCGACGCGAGCCACTTTCCTCGGTCGTTGATTGTCGGTATTTCCTCCCCGCCGGGCGTAAATTGATGGATGACGCCCGACATGTAGATGTTATTGAGGTAGGCCGAATAGCCTTTCATATCTATCCCGAATACGGACAGATTGGACAGGTCGCCGTACTGAGCTGCGATGTTGGACGATATGAATTCCCAGTCGGATACCCCCTTCAGATAACGCTGGTATGTCCTTGTTTCGTAGCGCGATGTCTGCCGGGCTTCATTCGAGAAGGAGCCATACCCGACAAATGTCATCGAGGGAGCAGGGTGGTATTGCTTCGGGTAAGCCGCAGAGACGGGCCGAAGTTGGTATTTGAACGTCTTGTAGGTCGTCGTGTCCAACACTTCGGTAATGCGGAAATAGCACGTTGCAAATCCGGCAAAGCGTCTGTTGCCTTTGCTGTCATCGTAGTCTTCCGTTGCATTATCCGAGGATTCGGAGCTGTGGAAGATACCCATGCAAATATCACCGACCCGCGGACTGCCTATTTCGCCTTCTTCGAGTTTGAGCGTGATGGTCTTGGCTTCGGTATCGACGCTCTCGATGATCCCGGCGCTTGGAGCAAACCATGTGTCGCCCATTGTAATATCGACCCGATTGTACCTCAGTTCAGGAACCTCAAGGAATCCCCGTAGCTTGAGGCTTTGCATTTCGGCATTCCCTTTCTTGTCGATAAGTCCGCCGATGCCGGTAATTCCTGTTGCGAAATCGCCGAACTGCGCCCCGTCCTCAAAAGTCATCTTGCCCTTAAAGGTGTCTGGGAATTGCTTGTTTGCAAACTGCCACAAGGCGCGTTTGGCCGAATAAGCGTTGTAATCTTCGGCCGCAGTAGAGTCGTACCGGGTGATGAGATATATTGCCGCTCCGGAGTCTGTAACGCCTATACGTTGCGAATACAAAGTAGCCTTGACATCCGATTCGATGCTGCCGATGCGGGAGTAAGGAGTATTATCGCCGATTGTGTACGTGGCGATATATTCGTTGTAGAGTTTTTTTTCGTATCCCTGAATTCGGGACAGACGTCCGTTTAACCCAAATCGAGGATCGACAAGAAGCACAGCCTGACCGGCATCGTAATTTTTTTTGTTTACCGTGCAATATACCGGGTTGGTCTCGCAGGTATATACATCCGTGTCGCTGCTGTTCTTTGCGGCGTATGCTTTTCCGGCCTTCAAAAGCTCCTCTTCGGCCTCTTCGATTCGTTGCTGGGGAAGTTTTACACCCGTGAGTACGAAAGTATCTCCCGGTTCGGGATGAAGACTTTCATTGGGGATTATGAGTTGGCTTTCTCCCGACGTCTCAACTTGGGCGATGATCTCAAATTTCTTGTCAAAGCCGTCTTCGGGTTTCCATGTTTCAGGTTTGTAATTTATACTTAATTCAAAATTACGCCCCATGAGACTTCCGCTGGTGAACGTGGCCCCCAGCGTTTCGCCTTCGATCATGTCGGACGGCAGGAACGGCGAGTCCTTGCAGTACATGACATAGGCCTTGTCTGTTTGCCCCTCGATGATCTCCCGATCAACGGTCTCAATGCTTGTGATCGTCTCCGTGTTCTTGGGGTAGATGTCGTCGAAGAAAACGACCTGCTCGACAATGGCACTTTTGTCGAGATTCGGGATGGCGTCTATATATCTCTGGCCGTTGGGAAGCCTGAGTCGTATTTCTGAAACATGGTTGGTCTCCCCGCCCTGCGGAGCCTGACCATAATCGCTGGTAAGGTTGCGTGTAGATCCGAATACATAGAACCGGGTGCCATAGCTGGAGTCGTCGCCCTTCTTGGCGGGGATGCTCTTGACGACATCGCCACGCTTGAATTCTTCGGGTGTGCCTCTTTCCAGCTTTCCGAAGTTAAGCGACACTAAATCTCCGTTTTCCTCGGTCCACCATTCGACTTCGAAAGTTTCGGCGATCGTGTTGAGTATACCCCAGCATTTGTCTCCGTTGAATGACACGAGTTTTGTCGCCTTGGGATTCTCGATGTCGATGGTTCCTACGCTCCAATTTTCGACGCCAAGATGTTTGTTCATGTTGGCCACGATCAGGGCGCCGAATGATTCGAGATCGGTGGTGTTGTGGAATACCGCTTCGGGATTATCTCCGCCCAGCCAGAAGCATACAAAACGCTTCATATGGTTCTGCTGCGCCTCGAACTTGAGCGTGTATTTATATCCTCCGGTCTTGTTGTCGAACTCCGGATATACCGGGGCCATTATCTCGAACTTACGGCCTTTGTACAGTATGTATGAACCTTGCGGAATTTGAATGTACTGAAGTTGATTGAAGGGAAGCTGAATGTAATAGTCACTCATGAGGGCATATTTGATAATAGCCTCTTTCGTGACCGGAGCATCCAATATCTGTATTCCTAACGGAGAATAAATTACCATCTGTCGTTTGCCACTTGCATCGTCACAAGCTCAAGGCAAAGGTTTCGACAGTCACGTGAATTACCAAACTCTTTAGAAGAAATGTGGTAAAAAATTTCTTACTTTGGGAAAAACTGAACGAGAAATGAAAACGATTGAGGAAAGAGCAAAAGAATACGCCGAAAAATGCCACTGCCAGAACACTGAGTGGGGATTTATAGCTGGCGCACAAGCCGAACACGAACTGCTGACGCGCTGGAACGACCCGAAAAAAGAGTTACCTCCGATTTACGAGAATGTCATGGTAAAATACAAGGCTTCTAATGGATGTGAACATATTACGATTGCGTGGCGTTCGGCTGGCGATGCAGGAGGATATATTTACGCCATCAGCGGAACCGGCGTAACTATCAATAGCCAAAATATTCTTGGCTGGCGGGAGATTTACGAATAAGATATAGTTTGTGAAGAATGGAATCGTGATTTGCCAAGAAATTTGAAGTGAAAAACAAAAAAATAGCACAAAGAATCCCCGACCTTTTGGCCGGGGATTGCGTCAATGAATGAAGATATCAAATACTGTTAGCGCATTTGTTGATCCTTGAAGATAAGTCAAGCAAGGCATTGCGCAGGATTTCTTTCTCTGCATCATCGAAGTCGTCCGGTTTCCCGTTGTTAATGCCGTCCATCTTATGGTAGAGCCATGACCGCGATTTACCGAAATATTTTTCAGATATCTTAGCCCAAGACACATCCAGCAGAATGTCCGACATCTTCTGTTTTACTGTCTCCCGATTTTGTTTTACAATGATTTCCATATTTGTCTTTTTGTGCCCTCGGCCAAAATGGTCGAGGGCTGGTTATTAATCACGTTCTAATAATTCTTGGAGGATCATCTCGATATACCACTCTTGTTCTTCTTTCCCGTTAGGGTAGGCTTTGTGATAATTGCGTATAGATTCGATCAAATCCCATTCTTTTTCTGTTAGTTCGACATTCATATCGTTTATTCATTTGCTGTACTACAAATATAATACACTTTTGCGTATTATGCAAATGTTTTGATGATAAAATCATAAAAAACGCCCCGCATTTCTGCGAGGCGCCGGCATCGGGGAAGTATACAGGGGCTTATCTTATCGCTGCCATCTTCTTCGGGGTTTGGACCACCTCAAACTGCCTTGCGAGGAAATCCAATCCTTTTTGCGTCACGAGAACCTTGATGACCGTGAACGATTCGTGGTTGTTTCGGTCGATCAATTTCTCTTTCAACTCGAAGTAACCCCGGTTAATATACTCTTGTTTAGGCTCATTGCGATTGCAGAAGAATATCCCTCGCTCGCGGAGCCGCTGGAAGAGCGTGTTGCGGCCAAATGGTAGATTCAAAATCTTTGCCGCCTGCCCGACGTCTATCTTCTGGTCCGTGTCCAATACCTTGTCCATCAGCTCGGCTTTCGGCGCGAGTGCCGCGACCTGCTTTTGGGCCTGCTCCAGCTGTTGCTTCTGCCGGGCTATGGTGTCATTGGCGACCAGCACGGCGCGTGCCATTATCATTTCGGGCGTGTCCGTCTCTTTGGCTGACATGTATCCGCCAGTCTTGCGGATGGAGGGGAGAACTTCATCGCATACCCAGTCCTGAAACTGCTCGGCCTGCGGGAGCTTCGATCGCATGACAAGGCGGTAAACATCGGATTCGGGGATGTATGAAACCACTTGGACACCGCTTGTGGTGGGGGTGTCACGTTTCGTGACACCCTTACAATGGTCGCCTATTGCCTTGCGAGGATTAGCATATCCTAACGATTTTGCAACATCATTCGCAAGAAACATTGGCTTGTTTTCGTCGGACATGATGATACGTACACGCCCGAACTTCTCGTTATTGAAAATTTGTATGTTGTTCATGGCTGGTCTATTTACATTGTGCGACATTCATTCCGCGGCCCATCTTGACAAGAATAAACGGGTCGATCTCTTTGATTTTGTTGTGGGATGATTTTTCAGCGCCCAGCAATTCAAGGTAGTAGCCTTGTAGCTTGACATAGGCATCCATTAGGTTGGAATAGCGCTCTTCGGCCTTGAAGTAGGCGTTTTCGAAATCCCGTGCTTTTCGCTCGGCTTCGATGCAGCGAGTTTGATAATCCGTTTCCGGAAGCGATGGTGTTTTCATAGGCATTGATATTTAAATTGTGATTATTTGTCCAGTATTGCCATAATTCGCTCTATGCAGGCGTTTTGTTCTTCCAGCAATGTTGTTAAGCGGTCTGCCGATTCGATGATGTCGTTCATGGTCATATTGTGTTTGAGTTAGTCTCCGTAGTACATTCCGCGCACGCCATAGTAGTTAGCCGGGACCGTCAGCAACTGCGGGCGGTATTCCGTGGCTTTCGGCCGTTCCGTCGGTCGGTTCTCAATCTTTGCCGTCATCATCGCCAGCTTCTCGTTGCGCCAAGCCTTCTTGAGGCAAGCCGAGAACGACATAGAGGCGTTGGCACGTTTCAGATACCAAGCATTGCGCATGATCTTCGATTTGTTGTAGGTTGCTTTCATGGTTTATATCGTTTAGTGTTATTTCTACAGCACAAATATATCGTATTAAAATATAATTACCAAATATTTTATATCATTTTTCAGAATATTTTTACACTTTCTATATCGAAATGAAGAATAATCATTATATTTGTATAGGATATAAAATTAATCATAATTACTATGTTTCTGAGAATAAAGGAAATAAGCAAGGCGCAAGGGGTATCTATTACCAAACTTGCCGAATTAGTAGGGATTACTCAGCCCAATATGTCAAATATCGCCAACGGCAAAACATCGCCGTCACTGGATTTATTGGAGCGTATAGCCTTCGCCCTCGGCGTATCGGTTCCGGAGCTATTCGCACCCAAATCCAACACGATCATTTGCCCGAAATGCGGGACAGTGTTGGAGGTGAAAGAGAGGGAATAGAAGGTATTACAAGCCCATAAATGCAAAGGCGAGGAGTGGTTTTTATCATTCCTCGTCTTTTTTCTTGCTATAATTCATTTTTTATTGAATAAAATTTGGTGGGGGGGGGAATTTTATAATTTTGCGGCACTAACCAATACAATTAGGAATATGAAAAAATTCTTACTCTTCATCGTTGCTGTTGTTGCTTCAGGCGTTGCACACGCTCAAGGCTTTTCAAAATCCATTGAGATAGGCGGAATGCTTGGTTTGGGGACATATAACAACAAGTCGGCAGATGTATCGTTTATTGGCGGATATGCTTTTAGCCCCCGTTTTTTTATTGGCGCAGGCGTGGGATTTAGGTATACAGACGCCCTTTATTATCAATCCTATACGCATACAAGCGTCCAATATGTGTCTGATACGTACGAAAGTCGGAGTCAGGAATATTTGATCCCCGTTTACGCTCGTATCAAGTATAATTTTTCTGACAAATTCGTTGCACCATTCATACAAGGCAACGTAGGTTATTCTTTTAATGTAGGTGGAAATACGAAAGCTGTAAAAGGATTGTACTTGGAGCCAGCCATAGGTATAGATTTCAACCTGAAAAACAAACAAGCCATATATTTTACTGTTGGATATGCTATGCAACATAGCGAATATGTGGATTTTATAATTACAGAGACCGATCAATCCCAAGATTATTACAAAGATTTAGCAGGAGCTATTTCTATAAAAATCGGATTTAAATTTTAGTCGCAAACCGAGGCATATGCCTCGGTTTTTATTTGTTCCATTCCTTCCTACACACAAAGCAAAAATTACTATCTTTGCACTGCAACGATGCCTCACGGACGGTGGTTGAATATTTGGACCAGAGATATAAGACATGGAACTACAACCTATTCAGAGCAAGATTTACGAGATACGGGGTCAGCGGGTGATGCTGGACCGTGATTTGGCAGAACTCTACCAAGTAACGACAAGCGCATTAAATCAGGCAGTAAAACGCAATAGCAAACGATTTCCGCCTGATTTCATGTTTCAGCTTACAAATCAAGAGTTTGCAAACTTGAAATCACAAATTGTGACATCAAGTTGGGGCGGTATTCGCAAAATGCCTTATGCGTTTACCGAACAGGGCGTAGCCATGCTATCCGGCTTGTTGAATAGTGATATCGCCATAAATGCAAATATCGCCATTATGCGGGCTTTCGTAGCAATGCGGCAGATGCTTACAAATACTCCCGTGGATCGGGTGGCAGAACTTCAAGGAGAAGTATTGAAACTCAAAGAGTACGTAGAAGAAGTATTCAAAGATCAGAATGACATTAACGAAGATACTCGGATGCAACTTGAATTGGTTAGTGAAACTTTGGCGGAACTTCAAGTGGGGAATAAAGCCATCGGGCCAAGACGACCTGCCGGATATCATACCAGTTATCAGCAGCAGTAAAAATAGGGGCACGAAATAATTGACAAGCCGGGATTATTCCCGGCTTTGTTTTACAGTACAATCACAGTTCTGTCTTTCTTTATCGAATACTCTCCGCTGATATTTGCAACATTCAGCACGGCGTAATCTTTGGCGTTGATCGTGGCCCGTGCGCCGTGCATCAGGATTATCGTATGGATGAATTTAGTCCCTGCCGCTTCTATAGTAGCATCTGTATCTCCGACGATACATACGTACTCTCTACCTTTGAGCGCGATATTGCCCGCATCTACATATACTTCCAGCCCTTCTAAACTGTCTCGGTTCTTTCTGAACACTTCGACCGAGGGAAAGTTGTGGTCTTGGCAGAATTCGATTCCCTGCGGCGTGAACATGAGTTTTATGAGTTCGGGGAAGTCGTGAATGCGCATTACCTTCCTGCATGCTCCGCCACGGAGAGCGGAAATCCTGATCTCTTCCAGATTTTTATTCGAGTGTGTCATTATGCTTCTTCTTTATCCTCGCCCCTGTCTGCGGGGTTTGGCTCGTTGAACTTTACTGTTAATTGCGATGTCAGGCGGTCGCCGGATATGTTGTAGCTGCCTGAATTACCTGCGTATGTCAGGTGGTATATTTCATCACTTATTCCCGGTACCGATATATCTACCTTACCTAAGTGTAGCATCCGGATAAAAGTATCGTAGTTTAAAAGGTGCTCCTCCGGGGTTTCTCCCGTAATTATAAAAGTCAATGTTAAATCCCGTGCCGCCAATTTGGGTTTGTCGGGATATATGACCTCCTTGCCGTCTTTCTTGGGGTCTTCGTTTTCTACGAAGTCTTTCAGGCCGGCAGGGGATTTTAACCCGGCAATAAACCCGGAACCCATTGCAACGCCCATTGTGTAGGCGTCTGTCCTGTTGATGAATAAATCTCCGATCATTACTTATTTGTTTAATTCTTTCGTTAGATAAGATTCTGCTGTATCAATGACATCATAGCCTTTTGAGCTGACGAAAGAAGCGTAGAACATACCGTCGGCAAATACAATGCTGGTGCCTGCTTTGTTAACTTCATTAAGCCATTTCGTTATCGCGGCGGCGGCCTCGTCTCCGTAGTTCATTCCGCTTATATAGCGTCGCTTTTCCTTGCCATCATACGTCACAACATATCCGAGCGAACTGCGAAGATTCCATGTGTGATTTCGGTAATCGGCTTCGATCTGCTGGAGTTTAACCGCTTCACGAGCCTTCTCATCCATGAAATCTACTACCTCGTCTTCGATGCCGTCGATAAATTTGGTCAGGTCCGATATGTCCTTTTCAATTTTCATTACAGTTCACTTGTATTGCGCTTGATCGCCGCTATGTCTTCCCGAATTTCCGTCAGAGCAGCCTTCATAACAGCTGTATTCCCGTTTATTTCGACGATCTCCATGTAGGTCATAACAGCGTACCGGAGCAGCTCATTATCCACTTGCACGCTTGTGTATATGGCCGTTTCGATATTTCCGATGGAGTTCAGCAGCCCGATAATAGATTGAGTTTGCATCATCACATATCCTCGGATGTCGGTAACCTTGCCTTGAATGTCCGTGAATCGGCCGTTTAACTCGTCGCCGGTATCTTGAGACATGGCTTTAAAGCCTCTCTCCGTGGCTTCCTGCTGAGCAGCTCCGGCATTTCCAAGCAACTCTTTTGTTTCGGCAGGAAGACTGTCCCAGACAGCTTGGAATGTCTCTCCAACCTTGTTAAGATCATCCGCAAAGCCGCTCATGGAGTCGGTAACATTTTCCATCCCCAGAAAAACGCCATCCTTAAACCATTTAGCCTTATATTTATCGAATACTTTACCGATTTCTTCCTCAAGAAACCTGCTTATAAGCATTTGTCTAACGATGTTTGCGACAATCTCGTCCACCTTTTCGCCCCACGCTTCGGCCGCATTCTCGCCTTCCATAAATGCGTCTATAAACGCATCTCCAAGTTCCTTTGCGATTTCTTCCGCCGTGCCCCCAATAATGGTTTCGACGACCTCGTTAATCACTTCAGCGGCTTCGGCTCCAAGCTCTTGAATCTGGCGCTCCCATTCTCTAATTTTTGATTTGTCCGTTTTCTTCTTGTCGTTCTCCGCATTAATCTGCTTTTGGAGCAACAATTGTTGTTCTGCAAGATTGTTAAGTCGCTCGCGGGTGTCGCCGAATTTATTTTTACCCAGAAGATTGCTATCTGTATATTTGAGGTTCGAATAAGCATCAGCTATACTTTGGATCGCCTTTTTTTCTATTTCAGCCTCTTTGGATCGCCTGATGAAGAATCTCTCTACAAAGTTGCCTACGTCTTTGTACGCGCTCATTATTGATTTCGCCGCGTTATTGTAGGCGTCCTTTACATTTTTAACTGCATCGAAAGAATTTCGTTGCAATCGAATGGCGTTGGCATTATCCAATTCCCATTGCAACTGCTCAATACGCCCTTGTAGCCTGTCTATTTCAGCCTGCTTCTCTTCGTCATTGTTGAATAGACTTGCAATTTTAGTAGCGACACTCAGTACAGCCTGAATGATGGCGAGAATAACGGAAGCCCTCTCCACTGCCTTTATTGCGTTTGTAGCCGTTGTAGAGGTTGTGGTTATGGCACTGGCCGATGATTCAGTAAGGGTTACTATACTGCTTATCATGCTCGTGGCTGTTGCCGCGATCTCACCTGCAGCACTGATTATTTCGCCCGTAGTGCCTCCTACGGCGTCGCCAATATCCTTAAACCCATCTGCAATGTCTCCGAGAGTCTTTTCCAGCCGTTGCCATTTCTTGATTGCATTTTCTTTGGGAGATGTTTGCGTATTTGACGCCGCTTTATTAACCGCATTAATTTGCGCCTTCGTTTTGTTTATTTCAGCGCGTAGTTTCTGGGCCTGCTCTGTATCGGATGAATCCAAGGCATTGTATTCCGACTCAAGAGATTGTAACGATGCTTCGAGTTCGGTTTTCAGTTCGGCTAATTTGTCTTTAGTCTTATCTGTAAGTTCTCGCATCCATTCCCCGGCTTGCACTTCGATTTCCGCTATAGCAGCATCTCGTTCGGCTTCGAGACTCTTTCTTTCCCCGACGGTCCCTGCCTCTTCAATCCTTCGGTCGTAAATGTCTTTTGTGGCTTGTAGCTTTTCGCGGAAGGTGCCGTATTTTTGCAAGTATCCATCCCAAGACTTTATTTCTTCGTCAAATTGCGAAGAAATGTCTTCTGGAGATGTTTGTCCAGAAAGTAGTACTCTACCTCGTTCTTTGCCGTGTTGAGTCTCGTTCGCTTTGTTCAGAGCTTCGATTTGCGCTTGCTGGTTTTTAGTCAGCTCTCCGTCTTGAAGTCGGCGGATTTCGGCTTCCGCCGTCTCTATGGCTCGCGCGCGCCTTTGGTAGTCGAGGTCTATTTGCGCAAGTTTCTTGGCCGTGCCGTCTTTCATGGAATCAACCTCGGCCTGTAACGCATCATCCCGGAGCTTTTGCAGTTTTTGATTGAGTTCCTTTAGGTTGCGCTCTTGGTCGGATGCGGCCTTCTTTGCCGCGTTTATGGCTTCATCACGGGCTTTTTTGGCCTCTGCGTTGAGTTCTTCCGGGGTTAGGGTAGTGTACAGCTTTTCTGCCGCCGGAGTTAATTTTTCGATGCCGGCATTTATCGCCGCAATGAAGGCATCTACATCTCCTTCATAGCCCTCGTTTATGCGCTTCCAAAGGTCATCACCATCTTTACTAAGATTTGATAGTTCGTTAATAAAATCACTCCTAAACTTCGTTAAGTTTGCTTTCGCTCTTTCAAAACTTGCAGATTCAGAGGTGAGAGAAAATGTTATTGGCCCTTTCCCTTTGCTGGCTTCTTTCGCTGCTGCATATGCTATTCTATATTCTTTTAGAGCAAGAGAATAGTTTGTGTAGGCATCGCCTGTTGCTTCAATAAGTTGTAAACTCTTCGAACTCTCTGTAATAAGCTCTTGGGCGGCCTTGGCCTGTGCGACCTCGATAATTGCATCCCGCAGGTCTTCATAGGCGCCGACGGCATTTCCTACCATAACCTGTTCTGCGGCCATATTGCCGAAATAGGCAGGGTAGATGTCTTGCAGCTTCTTGACGGCCTCGGCCCGTTCTTCATAGGGCTTGGACAGGTCAGTCGCGGCATTATACAGCAGGTTCAGCTTGGTTAATTCGGATTGCGCCGACACAGAGCCTTGAGCCATCGCGGAATTGAATTGCTCAAGAGCGGCAGCGGCGGTATCTATTGCTGTCTTGCCTTTAAACAGCGATGCCACCCAGCTTGTTATTTCCTTTCCGTAAAGGGTAAGTACGGTAACTCCGGCGACAAGCAGGGTCTGCCACGAGAAGATGGACGATGCGATCTGCTTCCATACGGGCGTGAATGTTTGCCCGGCTTTCTTCAATTCATCAACAGATTTCTTCGCACGGGCTATTTCATCTGCCAGCATCGGCAGGTTGTTGGATATGGCCGAAAAGAATATTTGAGGACCATACGCCAACGACGGCAATTCGCGGGCAACCTGCTGAATCTGGAATCCGAGGTTATTGAATCCCGACGCATAGTCGCCTACCTTGCGGGTGTGTACCCCCATTGTAGCATCTAGTTCTTTAACTTTCGTATCAATGGATTCGATGTTTTTGAGCAGGTTTTGCCCCCAGCCGCTTGTTCGTTCGCTTTCATTCAACGAGCGATATACGGTGCGCATTCGTGATAATGCTTGCGACATTTCGTCAATGGATCCACGTGCGACTTGTTCGAACTTGATTTGATTGACTAACTCTTTTCTGGCGCGAGATATGGCCTGTTTGTATTCCTCGATGGATAGCGTAGCTTCAAGGCGGCTTGACTTCTGATTCTGCGTCAATTTCATGCCTTGACTCTCCGCTTTATTCAGGCTATCTATCTCCGATTTAAGACGCTTTATTTGAGCTTCGTATTGAGATATAAGGATGACATTCTCCTTTTTTGAAGCATTGACGGCTTTTAATTCTTCGATTAGCTCATGATACGCCGCCGTTTCGGCCTTGGCCGCTTGTGCTCCGGCTGTAGAGTCGCCACCCGTGTTCCCTATAGTGGCCGAAGCCGCTGTTTTGGCTGCCGCATCCATCGCCTGACGCTCCATTTGGGCGATCTTGCGCATGGATTGCTCCACACGGGCCTCCATTTCTCCGATCTTGCGGTTTATGACGTCGAAATCCTTGGTGCTGTCAGGGATGTCCGCCAGCACGCGCCGCAACTGCTCAAGCATGCTGATGAAGCTCTTGAGTTTGTCGGTTTCCGCATTTATTTTGAATGATAAAGCACTCATTGATGTATTTTATTACCTCGTCTTTTATTGCCTCTTCTTTTGGCCATTTCGGCCCCCGATCCTTTGACTATCTTTTTCTCGTCGCCGACGAGCGTGCGAACCTTGTCCGTCATCATCAAAAGCATGGTAGGGTAGTTTATGCCCTGAAACGCCTCTTTGTAGGATATGTTCAGCTGGTCCATCATCGTCGCCATGATCCCGGTTATAGTGTTGTTGCCGACGGTCTCCGCAATGGTATTGCGCCGCGTCTTGTCAATCTTGACTGAATCGAACAAGTCTTTCCCCGACACTATTTCTGCTATAGCGCAGGTGGCGTGGGATATTTCCTCATAGGAGGCATATCTCTTGGCGTACCATAGAAATACCTTCTGTGCCCACTTGCGCCGGAACATAAGCCGCGATATTGTGCCCAGAGAGAATTTTTGCCGACCTTGTATCGACACATCTATCCGCCCGGCAGCAAAGGCCCTTGCCAAGTCTTTGACAAAAGGCTGATACATCCGGAATGTGAACATTCCGAGCTTTACCGCGACATGATGCTTGTTCAGCAGAGACCGGGCGACAATGTCCGCCGATTTAATCATGATCTTTGGATATGGTTGTCGCTAATCCTTCCATCACGGCGGACACCGATGCAATGTCCTCCAGCGGAATCATCAGCAAGGTTTTCTGATAGCAGTCGAACAGCTCGGCGAAGGTGCTTCGCTTCATAAAGCGACGGCACAGGAGCCATGCCCTGAGGCGGTGCAATATGCTCCGGCTGCCCACGATTGCCAGCGCAACGCTGTAGGCCATCGCGGCTATGCACGCCTTGCTTTCGTCCGGCTCTTTTTTTACGTCGATTGCCGTCATAATGCGGGTGGCAGTCATCGGCGACATTTTGTATATCGTGTATCCTTTTGAAGCGATACGTATGCTGATAAAGTCTAATTTCATGGTAATTGTTATAATAGAATAGGGGTGAGGGGCTTATGCCTCCCACCCCCGTACTTGAATGTTGACAGGTTGCTAAGCGCCCTCCTCTTCGGAAGCATCGAACCAGTATTCCGAAGAAACCGCTGCGTTGTCGGGTTCGAGTGCCGTGGCAACAACGCCAATAGCACTTGCGCCGTCGGTCTGGGCGTCGCGTGCGATAACCGACGCCTTCGGGAATACGCAGTACTGATTGTCTTCAGTGAGGGCAACCATGAACCTCTCGATTATTACCACGCCTCGGTTGCGCTTCCACGACGTTGCGGTTGCGGTGCCGCCCATGAGGTCGGCCTTCGTCGAATAGTCGTATTGACCGATGGTGAAACTCATCTGGATATTTCCCATCTCGGTCGATTGGCGGTATACGCCGTTTGTGAGCTGATTCCGGTACTCGGTGGTAGACGGTTCCTCCTCCTCGATACTCCACGTATCTTGGTGAATGTTCTCGACCTGCTTGGTACTCTCGTCGCTCAAGAGCGTTTTGAGTGAAGCAAGGGTGACATCCGCCATGATCTTTGCAGGGTCTCCGTAATACAGCTTCTTGATTCCTACTGCTGTTACTTTTGCCATTGTTTTAGTTGTTTTTAATGTTCAATACTCTGAATAATACCCGGATATAGACATAGTGGCATCCTAAGTTCGGATCCTCCTCACGGCCGATATTTTCATACCTGTACCTATATGCGGATTCGTCGTAAGTGCCGTAGGTCCATTCCTTGAATCTGGCTTTCGCCGCTCGTTCAAGCTCGTCCAGACGCTGGATATTTGCTTTCCCTTTAATATCGGGGACACATAAGTTGACAGCGATGAAGCAATCTTCCCAATACGTGGTGGGGGTTTGCGGCGAAGTAGGCACTACTACAATGCGTTCCGTCTTTATCCTACCTTCGGGCGTCGCCCATGAAGGAAATGCCTTAATGCCGAAGAGAGAACAACTTTGAATAAGGATGTTTTGTGCATCTCCGGTGGTTATCATTGCATAATCCTTTTAAAGCCATATCTTGGTGCTTTCATATCTTTGTCCGCTTTTGTAGAACCCCAATACGGGGTATGATACCGAATCTTCTAAAGTGGATCCTATTTGACTGCCATGCCGATGATCGAATATGTTTCTGCCTCGATTGTCAATGATACGAGCCTCTTCTTTTTCTTCAATTGGTTCTATGTTGGGCGGCATAATCACTTCATAAGTGTATTGAATAACTTCCCCATTTTGTGATTTGATGAATTGCGCTCTCCCGTTGTAATGGGCATTGCATCTACCGACCACCCGCCATTTGTTGACGGCTGCATCCCATATCTCCAATGTATATGGAAATCGAATCATAGGTCCATAAAGAAGATTTGTGGTTCCGGGTCAAATTCGGCGGCAATATCGGTTAGGCCATTATCCTTTGCAAGAGCACAGATGCGCTTGCGCAACATATCCGTATCATATCCGAGGGAGTACCCTCCATTGCCTTCAGAGGAAAGAACGATGAGCTGTTTTAAAACGTCGATTGCCGCCTTTGCAACAGAAATCCTATAGCAAGGTGTATATTCGTCTTTTACAGACATCTCTGCGTCCGTGCAGGCTATCGTAATCAGATTATCGTCTACGTTGTAAGGATATAGCCGTGCCGATATTGCGTCGAAAACCGTCATGTCCGTATTTATTAAGCGTTCATAGTGGACAGATCGAGAATAGCGATTTTGTTGGGTGCCGTGAAGTTCGGGATCCACTCGGCTCCGTATTCGTTAAAGCGGCCCTCTTCGGTTCGCCAGTTCGAGATCCACATACCACCTTCAAGCCGCGTATACGTCTTGTTCGGAACGGGATCGGAAATCTCGTACGGCTCGTGCCACATCATCTTACCGATCTTGTCCTGCGGAAGCAGTGTAATGCGATCGTCCTTGAATACCTGCTTGCTCGTACCATCAGGCATTGCCACCATGTCGTCGATGATTCGGACCGGAGGCAGGCCGATACCCGCAAACACCTGATTAGTCATAGCGTCAGTGATGAGACCGCCCGAAAGAGCCATCTGTGCGCCACCGAGAATCATCTTGTAGGTGTTGGCGAATTCCTTGGCGCCGACAATGTTCTTGTTGAAGGTAGAACGCGACATCTCCATTACGGAGAACCGGCCCATTGTCGGACGCAAAGCCTCGATCTGACTTTTCAGGTAGGCGATAAAGTTGTCCTTGTCTGATGTAGCCGGGGTAATGCGCTTGACAGGCAACTCCATGTCGAGCAACGTGACACCTTGCGGGTTATCCGCAAGAGTGACCGACGCTCTGCCGTCGGAACGAAGATCACCGACTACGAGATCCATGCGCTTGTGGGGCGCAAGGCGAAGCTGACGGATGTCGTCGTAGATGTAGTTGATGATGGCATTCATCGCGGCCGCCTGTTCTGATGTGCGTGCGGAGTTGAATTTGTCGATGAGCGACTTGATCATATCCAGACGGTCGTTATCCATCTGATAGCGGTCCCCCAAGTAGGCGACTTCACCGTATCCACTCCCCAATGACTTGCGCTCCCGGAGAGGTTTGTTGGAGTTGCGGTCGATGATTGAACCGGCCGTCACGCCTGTTACGGTTCCGAGATATGCTTTGAAGATCCTGGATTTGGTTTCCTCGAAGTCAAGATATCGCTTCCAGAATATTTCATCTTCTTGCAATGCTGTAGTGCGGTCGATGACCGCCTTGACGACATTGGGGTCGTTGAAAAGAATTTCGAGTGTTAATTTCATCGTTGTCGTAGTTTAGATGGTGAACAGGAAGCGTGAAGTGAGGGACTCTTTGTCTTTCTCAGAAATCGGAACGTATAGTTTCGACTCCCTAACCTCGTAGGCTCTGCCGATGGCCGTAACTGTCGCACCGGGTTCAACTTTTGTTACTGCATAATTGAGGAAGTTGGCAGTTGCCTTCGGCGTCGTCCCATCTGCGGCAACGGCCTCGAATAGCACGGCGTCGGCTTCTGCGGCGAGTGCCGCACTCATCGTAAGTTCGTCGTATTTCTCGTTGTTCGTGTTGATGCTTGAAACAGTTGCACCACTAGTACCATCACCTAAGTGCATGCCTTTGTAGGCAAGTGATCCTTTGGCAATCTTGATCTTTGTACCGGTAGTCACTTTTTCAACTACCTTGACGTTCTTAACCGCGGATGCTTTGCGCGTCTTCAGATCGACGTGCAGAGGCATAAGCGGCATAAGCATCGTTCCATTCGGGACATTTGTGTCCTCGAAATTGAAACCTCCGGAAAGCCTGTAGACTGTGTCAAATCGGCACAATTCTTTCAGTACGTCCATCGGATTCAGGTCATAATGAAGTCCTGCGGGCATTTTTTTACTTGTTTTGGTGTTTAACAATGTCTTCTGTACCCTTGTTAATCAGTTTGGCGATGTCATCTCCGCTATTGGGGATGCCGCCACCCTGAGCGGGCGCTTCGGATAACTCGAAACCTGCGTCAGCCAGTTCCTGTCTTGCGCTTTTGAAATACTCGTCGAGATCGGCGTCTTGCGCGATGTTTAGTTTGGCTACGAATTTTTCAGGGATTCCGTACTCTTTGGCTTTTGATGCGATGGTGGCAGCTCGCTGCGCGGCCTGCTGGGTTTGCAACATTGCCGCTGCCTGCTCCTCACGGAGTGTTTTCAGCAATTCAGCCTTCATAGCTTCGGGGTCAAAGGGATTTCCGGGTTCGTTTTTTTGCTGCTCGCCCCCGTTAGCAGGTGTCGCGTTTGTCTTGTTGGCTTTGGCTTTCTCGACTGCCGATGTTACTCGGCTATCAATTTCGGCCTGCATTGCCGAAAGTGCTGACTTTTGCCCCTCGACTACTGCGTCAAGGTTCTCGTCAGTAATCAACCCCGTTGCGGCCAGCGACTCGGCTACCCCGTCGATTGCTTTGGAACTGAACCCCAAGCTGCTATACTTGGTTTTCAGCGCTTCAATAATTTTTGCTTTCATTTCAGGTCTATTGTATTGGATATGTCATTGTGGTCAAAGCATAAAAAAGTCTGTCGGCTTAGAAGGCCAACAGACTGATTTTAGTTATTAGTTGTTATTTCGTCGATGTCTGTTGCTTGATCCTCCACAAGCTCAAGGCAAAGATTTCGACGGTCACGTGAATTACCAAATACTTATGTAATTTTTTAATATTGGAAATTATTTTTATTCTTCCAATGCTTTCATGACACCTCCCTCTTTTGTGTTGTTACTTTCGATAAGTTTTATTTCATCATCCACATCATCTACAAGACCAGCCAGCATTACACCGGTTTTGAGCGAAGCAATGGGTTTTCCACATGCGTCTGTAGCATTTTTGATCTTCTCGGCTATATCGTCGATACTGAAAGGCTGTATCTCGGTTTCAATATCAATAGTCTCTGCAGCACGCATGTACTCCGCATTTAAAGATCCTACGGCAGAGACAAGAAAATTGTATCTGCGCTGTATGTGCTCGCCGATTACTTCTGCATGATTATCGACGGCAAGATTAGTTCCCATAAATAGGAACTGAAACGCTTTTCCTGATGGAACGTCTCCAAGCCCTTTCAATGCTTCCAGCGAAAGCTGCGGAGTGTTGGTCAGTTGATAGGCTTTACTCCAAAGGCCATCAAGTTCCAACCGCACTGAATCACTTGCCTGATCCCAATTCAGATAATACACTTTTCCGCCGTTGGTGATCTTTATCATCCTGTTTTTCCCTGATTGCTGAGGAGTGCCGTGTATTTCACCTTCAAGAATAAGATATGGGAAGAAGCATCGATCGATACAATCTGCGAAGTTAGACAAAAGGCGCTCCAAGCGTTCGCGGATAGGTTTGATGGTATGGCATAGAGTTTTGCATCTATACGAATATATGGTAGGGTTCTTTGCGAATCCGTGCTTGAATTCGCCGACTTTGATCCAATCGGAATCAAGTCGCCACTTATACACCTTTTCATCTGTGACAGTCATGAAGTATTCTACTTCGGTTCCATCAACTTCTTTTACGGAGTATTGGCGACTTAAAGCCAGATAGTCGCCAGAATCGTCAAAAAGGGGGTATAGTTTGTCTCCCCTAAACGGCGACCATATTGCACAACGCAACTTGTATTTGGGTGATACACTACCCCCGAATGCTTTTTTCACCTGAGCCAGCATCTTACGCCAAAAACCTTCGTCCTTAACGGCGTACCAATATTCAGCAACTTCGGTCTCAGAGAGCCAAGAGCGGACGAGACGTTTGTTGTTGTAGCGCATCTTGTTTTTTCGGCAGATGCTGTCTATGATGTTGAGCAGCTCTTTTTCTTCCTCATTATTCGGGCTGCAATTTACCTTGGGATCCTTCCCGACGGTCCATGCAGTATGAATGTTCGTAATGTCCTGCTCTAAAGGCAACGGGATGCGGTTTGTCGGATTTACATCGTCTTTTTTATATTTAGCTGGGATGACTTTGCCTGTCTTCGGGTCCTGCTTGGCCTCTTCAACGATAACTTTTCCGTCAGGGCGAATTTCAGGATCCATTACATCGTGTTTGTCAGGGTCCCAATCTTTATACAATGTTTCTGCATCGGGCAGAGGAGTGCGACGGTGCTTGAGATAATCAATCTTTTCCGCTTCCGTGGGCAATGCAAATATTTCCTGTAAGGTCTTCATACAGTTTTATTAAAAATATCCTTCGTAATTTTTCACATGTTGAATTTTGCCGAGTATCTTGCCGAGTACATAATATCGTACCGCATCGATTAGGTGGTCGGCTTGTCCATCGGCAGGGGTGTTTATGGGCCTGCCGTCTTTATCCTTCCCCCATACGTAATTTCGGAATTCCATGAGCATATTGTATGATCGTTCAGTTACGTATATTTCCATCTCAAGCATTTTATCAATGCCAGCTATAATCGACCTCCCGCTTTTGTCTACTGGATATATCATGATTCCAGCATTGGCGATTTCGTCAATTAGACGCGGATCTGCAGATTCAGACATGACTTGCAGATCAGGAACCTTTTTTAACTCGACAATGATGTCTTTTGTAAGCATATGGGTACGGTAACACAACTCGTCAATATACAGACAGTTATTGCCAATCATTCCACATTTCGCTATAGCCGTCGGATCATTGGTGTATCCGAAGTCCTGCCCGATAGCTACATTCTCGCACCAAGCAGGGAAATCCTTGATGATATGTATATTCTTGAATATCGCTCCTTCGGCGACGTCTTCCCATCGCCCCATGACAATATGAGCATATTTATCGGGATTCTCGACTTTCATCCGTTCTACCTCTCGGATAAATTCCTCACTTAGATTCTCTATGTTGTCCAAATATGTAGTGTGTATATGCAATACATTTGGATGTGTGCTTATTTGTACATCTACGCCATCATATTGGACGATCTTGTGTGTTTTTTCAATATACTTGCGATAAATGAAGTGGTTGGAGTCAGTAGGGTTCATAATAATGATAACCCTATTTTGGATTCCCTTCTGACGAATCGAAAGCACGAGTTTGTCAAAGTCTGTTTCGCTCGTCCATTCTTCGGCCTCATCACACACGAAAGTCGTGATTCCTTGTATGGATTTGAGTTTGGCCGTTTGGTTGCCGGATGATGTCTTGATACCCCGGAACAGCACCTTGCTTCCTGACACTGTATTTTCTATATCAGTCTTGGTGGTATGGAAAAAATCGCTGGTGCCGTCAGCTTCTATCTTCTCTGTAAATTCCGGGATGACAGATATGGCGGCAGATGTCATTGTATAGCGGCAATACAGAATAATATGCCCCTCTTCAAATGTTAGACGTTCGACAAAGGCTCCGGCATTAAACGATTTCCCGCTGCCTCGGCCGCCAGTTATCAGGATGATAAAATGCTCGGTATCGTCATAAAGAGGAAGATATATGTCTTGCGGCTCAATCATTTTTGCGTATTCGATCTTTTATCCATTCTCTAACAGGAATAGAGCCTTTAAATTCAATCGGCCCCTCATTCTTCCCGGTGAGCGGTTGCGACGCTTTGCCGAAAAGACGGTCGAAAAGCGAATCAAGGGTGTTAGTGCGTCCTATATTGGCATCTTTAACGACTGCTCGAACTACTCCGACAATCCAAATTGGTGTATTCTTACTGTCGGCGAGTTTTTTGAGGTTGTCGAGGGGTTGTTCCAGAAGGAATTGGATTAGTTTGAAATAATCCTCTTTGCTCAATTCTGCCTTGGCTTCTGTGCCGAGCAGTTTTTTGATATGGTTATATAATGAAGACTTCCGGCCGGGATTTTTAGGCTGGTTGGTGGTTGAAAAGCGATTGCCTTTGCCTTTTATATGTTCGTACTCTCCTGCCACAACGCTTGTTTAACGCTTGTTTTTATCACTTTAACTGTCTATATCTGTTTCCTGTATCTGCGTTTCTGCAAATATTCATATTCACGGCGATCTGTTGTCCAACGTCCAGCATGGCCTCTATAAAATGTATGAGTTGTGCCATCGCCCCAGTTAAATTTAACCACATTTTGCCCTTTAGACTCTGCCTTTCGTAATATATGGTTTAGGTCGGATTGTCTCCTTTTGTAGAATTGCAATGGCGTTTCATTTGCTCTACGAGCTGTACCCCTAATTCCTCCACTTGTCTTCGCCATGTCAACTTATGGTTATATTATATCTTTTCTTTAGTAATCTACGCGCTGCTTGGGTCCCTTCATTATCCGGATGGCCTCTTGCTACACTCAATAAGGCTTCCAGCTTGGTTTCGCGAGGACTCTTTATTTTGCCGGCTTTCACCAGATTTTCATATTCGGCTATGGCAAAAGCACGTCTTTTGCTATATTCATTACGAGCAGCCTCGGCCTCTCGTTCAAATTTTTTACGGCCACGGGCTGTCATTCGTACGCTCCGCCATTTATCATCCATATAATCACTGATTGGCGACCGAAGCCCGCGTTTCCCCAGATACTCATCAAGGGATATTTCTTTGGGGTATTTATTACCTCTTATCGAACCGCTTGTTTTAGCCATTTCTTTTTGCTGTCATTAATTGTTCGACATACACGAGGCTGTTAGATGCACAATACTCTTGCACGACCTTTCCGCCTCCGTAAATGATAAGGTTCGGTGTTTCTTTGCCTGAAATATCTTTTGCTATCAGATGCTCTGCTTTCAGATATTCGAGGCGATCGGCATATCCTCGCGTGAAAAACGCATTATATCCATCGGGAATACCCATGCGATTGTAGTCATAGAATTTCCGAGAAACATTCAAGTCAGCATATATGAAAATACCGCATTCCTGAAAGTAGCGGGAAATCCACCGTTTTTTATAGATCTGTTGTAGCCCCCACGCTATGGGGGTTGTGTCGAATAACGACAAATTCGGCTCGACTAGCGCTACGCATCCGCTATTTAATACCTTTGTCGGGTCCTTCCATATAGCTTCGAAGCGATAATCGTCTACGTAGAAATGGTAGGTGCAAACCCCCTTTTTTTGCCGCGACTCGGCTCCATAGGGGGCAAACGGAAGTTGCAACTTTCCCGCTTGCATATCGAGGCGCAAATTAGGAATCTCAAAAAGGTTGTTGCTCTCGTATAAGCAGTCGGTTAGCATTGATTGATAGAAAGCGTTCCGATCTTCATTATTTTCGGGAAAATTGTCTGCTCTATTATCCGGTGTATGCTCGGATTTCACTCCCTTAATCTCTTCGTCGAATGCAGGCATGTCAATGCCTATCTCCTTGAAATCGAGATCTCCCCATTTATCGTCTTGCAATGCCTCGAAGTCCCATTCGCCGTTGTTAATATTATCTCGCAAAACGATGTCATTTTCCTCTTGTTCGTCAAGGTTATTATAGATAATAGCTGGGACCGATTTAAGCCCTAGTTTTCTTGCAGCTTTAAGTCGTTGATTGCCGCATATGACAATCTCTTCTCCTGTTCTTGTGGATATGGCAATAGGTCGATGCCTCCAGAATCCGTATTTACGGATTGAAGCCATTAAGCGTTCCATGTCCGTCTTTGATATGCGCCTAGGGTTACCGGGCAACAATAGGAGTTCGGAAACTTTACGAGTTATTATATCGCCTACATCTGCCATGTCATTTTAATGGATCATGTTTGTTTATGCCTTCATAGGTTCAGAGCAAAGGTTGTTGCGGTCCCGTGAATTACCAAAAGGCGGAGTGAAAAAGTTTTTCCCGTCCATATGGTGTTGCGCCATCTTCTGGGTATACTTGTTATCTGTCTGTATCCCCTGCCGTTTGGCGAGTATTTCGTGACGAATAAATTTCTTGCAGCGTAATGCCGTTGCGTTTATGGCGATCATCAATTCGTCACGGTTCATAAACAGCGTGATGTTGCCCCTGTCATCCTGTGGCACCAATCCTTTTGCCTTTCGAGTCATAAGAAAAAAAAGTCTGCTGGCGCATGACGGCCAACAGACTTCCTAATCACGTAACTCCAACAAATAAGGTCTTTCCGATTGTGTCCGTTGCTTGCGCCATCACAAGCATCTGGGACAAAGGTGTGCACGTTCGGCGCATTTTGCAAGAGTTTGGCGAAAAAATTTCAGATTTTTTTGCACTTTTATTCTAAAGATGGCAAATTGTTCAAAAGGTTTGTGTTTTGCTATAGGGAAAACCTTATTTTGGTGGGTAATATTGTTCAAAAGGTACAAAAAAAAAGCCCCGGATTATCCGAGGCCAAAGAAATACAATGTTGGAGGGGGTTATTTCTTCTCTTCTTCACTTTCTCCTGCAACCTGAAGCCTTTTGTTGTTGAGTAGATCCATCATGTCAATAAGATGAAAATTATACTTACCCATCGGATATGATGCAGTCATATTTGCAATATAGGCTCTCAGGTTCGTAATACATATGTTGACGCCGGAGTGAAGGACTAAAGCATCCAGTTGGGTGTCTTCATCCACTTTGGTATTCATATTGAAAACTCCGCACCCTTCCGCCATTATGCTGTACCCGGCCTGATTGTCAGGATTTATCTTAACAGATACAAATACAAAGTAAACCCCTTCCTCTTTATTCTGATGTATGTCAAAATCTATGTCAATAGGGTAGCGAGCCATGAATTCATTACATGACATATCGCCGGATACCTCAGTAACGGGTTGGAAAGTGCATTTACTTCTTAGTATCGAAAATTCTCGTATTTCTAATTCTGAGCGTTTTGCTAACATACTTTATGCGGCATTTTCGGGTTTAAGATCACCTGATTCAATAATGATTCGATTCGTTGCATCTTCTCCTTTTGTTGTGGATGACATGCAGGACCTTTGGGCAAGCAACGATTGACCCAACTTGGCATAATCTATCTTGTCTTCCCTTATTGCCTGCTCGATTGGTTTAAATCTTATTTCAGGTATATAATTGAGGAGAATATTTGAAAATGTCCTTAATATCTAATTCGAAAAAATCATAAATACTTTGTATCATCTGTAACAATATTGAGCACTGTTAATTTTGTGGTGAATTTGTCCTATCTCGAAATGAAATGGTGAGAAAAGAGTAAAAAATATTTGTGCTATTGAAATAATCCGAAGTTTTTATGTTTTGGCCTACTGACGCCTCGGCCGTTTTTTAAGGAGACCGTAATCTCCTTTAAGTGTGTTGCTCGCTATATGGAGCTTATTTTAGACGGTTTAATTTTGTCATATTTCTTTCGCTCTAATGGAGATGGAATAAGGCTAATTAGAATACCGCTACGCCTCTTTTTTTTGGGCAGCCGATTCTGCCCCTTGCGTGATGCCTTGCATCTTCTCGATGATGGTGATCAGTCTGGATACTTCCTGATCTCGTCGTTCGAGAGCTTCAAAGAATTTCATTCTCTCCATAGTATCTAAGTTGTTTGTTTCAGCTTTCGGCAGCGTGACGTCTTCGCCTCCTTGGCTGATAGGTTGGTCTTCTATGTTGGGTATGCCAAAATATTGGAGTATGTATCTGGCATTTGCTCTACTCGGCTTGCCTTCTCCTTTCTTCCATTTGCCGATAATTGTTTGTGACAATCCAGTCGCTTTGGCGATTTTATACGGAGTGTCTTGTGTGCTTCGTAGTAATTCTACGGCCTTATCTATCAGTTTATCAGGCATGAAGGTAATCTGTCTATAATATTTTGGAATGCTATAAAATTATTTTATTAAAAAATACTTCACTATTGTAGTGATGCACTCAAATAGTTTAGTATATTTGCAATGTCAAACCTAATGCAAGTGCAAAGTTAAAATAGGTTTGAAGTATAAACAATGTAAAGTTATACAAAAAACGCAGAAATAACCAAATAAAATAGAAATAAAACAATGATGACGGACGAAAAGATACAAGAAAACGCCTTTACAAAAGGTCTCGCCGTTGCAGATAAAATGCCGGGCAAAATAGGGACTATGATTCGGGAGGATTTACGCCGGGGGCTTGGTAATATTACCCCTCAAGCCTTGTGCTATCGGGCGAATGGTAATCTGGAGCATACGGATTTTGAGCGCAAAGGCATTGAAGAAACCTTTACCAACTACGGAATCAAAGAGCCGTGGGGGCTGGCATAGCAATGAAAACCGACGCCATACTGAGCAAGCGCGAGCGTGAAGTAATGAACCTCGTCGTGCTGGGATACTCGGCCCGCGAGATCGCAGATCGGATGAACGTCATATACCAATGTGTAGCGAATCATCTCCAGAGCATCTACGACAAGACAGGGACCAAACGAACCTTGCAGGCGCTTGTTACATGGTATTTCACGGTGAACTTCGGCATCTCCCTGAACGTGTCCGAAATGACCCGGAGAATAGGGGCGGCGATACTTCTCTGTCTGTTCTCGGTCGAAGTGTTCAGTACCGATTTCGAGTGCCGCAGGTTAAGAAGCCCACGACGTGGCCGGGCGTTCAGGGTAGAAGAGTTAATAGAGAACTAAACCAAAAATACACACACA